TGAAGGCGCTTACCCCTAAGATTCCAAAGGTTAGTTCTACCGCTCAGAATGGCGAAGGGATTAACGAGGCGTCTATAAAGGGCAATAAAGTCAAGCTGAATTCTCCTATTCGAGAGATTGCGGGCACTCGCAAAGTATTCCCTGACTACCTTCTTCCTCCGCGCCGATACTTTGCTGGTCCTCGCGAGCAGCATGTTGAGATGCTCCTGTGCATCGGCAAGGGCGAGCATGTGGTTCCCGGAAACAAGATCCTGATTGGCGACACCCCAGCTATTTCGCTTGGCGCTGATGTAGAGATTAACGTCTATCAGCCTGGCGCAGATCTTAGCAGCGACCCTGCGCATATGTGGTGGAACGATGTAACCGAGGTCGGATCTAGCTCTAACGGCTCGTCTGGTCTTGAACTGACCGTATCCAACCCACTGACCCAAGGCTACGTCGCTACATCACAGATCTTTGACGATTACACGGTAACTATTCCATCAGGCGCAGGGGCATTCCCTAGCGACTGGTCTGATGGCCTGATTGTTCGCATCCTTGTCTCGTACCAATTCGATTTCGTTGACGGCGGCGCTGGTCGTGACATCGTTCGCGGCTTCAATCTGGATATGCTGAACCCGACTGTTGGCGACACTATTGAGATTGCAGGTAGCAACGCTGGCCTGTACGTCGTTAACAGCTTCACGCCTTCCGCTGGCATCGTGCCGGCAGAGATGACGTTGAACTTTGACGGCGGGGCGCCTGTAACCGGATTAACGCTTGGTACGCTAGCTGCTAGCATCGGTCCTCGTGGTCAGCGGTTCCGCATCAACGTATTCAGCACTTCGCAAATCACTATCGAGCGTCTTGACTCGACCGGCGCAGAAGATACCGCATTCCCAGGATTCACCTACCTCGAAACCGCATCAGCTTCGATCACGCTTGATCCGTCTAACCTTGAGGGCGGCTACCGTGGCCCATTCGCCATGTGCCCGTTCGGCGAGAAGGCAACCGCTATCGAGTGGGATGTGTTCATGCCTAGTGGGCTGTGTGGTCTTGGTCGTGAAGGCCAGGTTTACGAGGTAAGCGCATTCCATACATTCGAATGGCGAGACATGGACGTAGCAGGTGCATGGACTGTAGTAGATCAGGCATTTGCTGGTGCCTCTCTGGACTCTCAGGGTTTTACTAGCCGCGTTTACCTGCCTTACCCTATGCGTCCTGAGGCCAGAATCAAGAAGCGCTTCATTCAACAGTCAGAGCGCGAGACTGAGATTAATAACGATACGGTCTGGTACGGCGCTCGGTCGCTGCTTTCTGGCCCGACGTCGTATGCCGGCGTAACCGTAATGAGCGTCAATGCTCGCGGCGGGGATCGACTCTCTGCGCAGTCCGAGACGCTTGTCTCTGTAGAGGCCACTCGCAAACTGCCAACTCGCGTGAACGGCGAATGGACTGCCCCAGTTGCAACCCGTGACATCGCCCCGTTCTTCGCTTACGTCGCCAAAAACGTCGGCTATACGGATGCAGACATTGACCTTGTAGAGCTAGACCGTCTAGACGCTATCTGGAAGGCTCGTGGCGACCACTACGACCAGGCAACGAACACCAACGGCACAGCTAAGGGTGTTATCAATGACGCGCTGTCTTGCGGGTTCAGCGAGCTTACGGTTGATCGCGGCTTGCTGCGTCCTGCACGCGACGAACCTAGAGCCGTGTTCGAATCCATGTATACGCCGCAGAACATGACTCGTGGTCTTGAGCGCGACTTCACAGCAGTTCGTCCGGATGACTATGACGGCGTTGACGTTGAGTATGTTGACGGTGTGTCGTGGCAGGTTGAGACGGTTGAATGCCGACTGCCAGGCGATGCTGGCAAACGGGTACAAAAGATCAAAGCAGAAGGCTGCACTAACCGCACGAAAGCGTGGCGTATTGGCATGCGTCAACGTCGCGCCCTAAAGTATCGTCGTTGGGAATACAATTGGGCTACCGAGCTTGATGCGCTGAACAGCAGATACCTGAGCTATGTGCAAGTTGCTGACGATGTTCCGGGATATGCGCAGTCGGCTTACATGATTTCGTATAACGCTGGGATCGTCGAGTCGTCCGAGGCTTTCGATTGGTCTGATGCCGGCCCGCACTATCTGTACGTTCGCCGTGAAGATGGCACTAGTTCTGGTCCGTACATCGCAACTCGGGTTGATGATTTCCACCTGTCTATCTCTGGCCTAGACTTTCCGCCTGATACTTCGCTAGATCGCGAACCTCCGCACCTGCTATTCGGCATCGGATACAAGGTTCTGATTACCTCGATATCTCCAAATGGTACTGACTCCGCTAGCGTGGAAGCGATGGCGTATAATGAATCGGTATATGCAGACGATGATAATTCGGCGCCATGATAAATTACCCAGAGTCATTGCCGCGTGGACTTCATAACGGCAGAACATACCAGACAGTAAGCCCGCTCAAGCGATCAGATCTCGCTAGTGGGCGTGCTCGTCAGCGCCGGAACTTCACCAGCGTTCCGACGATGGCTAGTATTAGCTGGATCTTCAATTCAGCACAAGCCCAAGCATTTGAAATCTGGTGGAAAGTCCAGCTAGTTGACGGCTCGCAATGGTTTGAGTGCCCGCTTGAAACTCCGCTCGGCTATCAAGATTACACGGCGCGATTCACTGATATCTACACTGGTCCCAGTCGTATAGGCCCGATGCTATGGCAGATAAGCGCTGAGCTAGAATTGCGCGAGCGGCCAATACTTCCAGTCGATTGGGGCCTAATCCCCGACTTCATTATCGACCAAGCAATCTTCGACATCGCCATGAACGACAAGTGGCCTCTGAATCCGTGGCAAGTCTACATTCTAGAAACAGACACTGCAATTAATCAGGAGTGGCCGACGCCATGAGTTTTTACAATACTGGTAATCCGGTTCCTTCGATTGATCCTCGGGATTTGGATGACAACGCTAAGCATATCGACGAGCTTGTAAATAGCACGCTGCCAACTTTTACCGACCGTCAGGGCGCAGAGCGTCGTACCCTGGCCGGTATCGAGGCGGATGCTGATGCTGCAACTTTGCGTGGGGACTTGGCAAATCCAGCCGATGGTGCAGCTTTGGTTCATACCGGCTATCCTGGCGCTGGCTACGATACTGATCTTCAGGTTTTGCAGCGAGACGTCATCAACTCCCGTCTTTTTGGAATTGATTCGAGCCTTGGTCTGACTGGCGCACAATTCACTGACCGCTCCAACGCTATGCTTGTAAAGGCTGGACAGGATGATTTCGACGTGCAGTATGCTCGCGGCGAGTTTACGGCAGCAGGCCCCATAAACTTGACGGCTGCCATGCTTGGCTCCGGTGACGACGGGGTGAGTATTCGCGGTGCTGGGAACCGCCGAACTAAGATCAACTACACCGGCACGGGGTACTGCCTGAATATCCTGGGTAGCGGCGACGAAGGTGCGTCACCAGTGAAGCGAGTCAGCCTCACAGACTTGTGGGTCTACGGTAACGCCAACACTGTCTCCGATGGCGGTATTAAGATTGATCGTGCGTACTTTGTAGAACTTAACCGGATGTGGTCGTCAGGTTGGTGGAAGAGTGACGCAGTCGCTGCACGGGTGACGAACGTATTCAACTTCATGGCGCAAAACTTTCAATTTGCTAATGGGTTTCCGCTACCGCAGGGGCAAGCCGCATTCCAAATTGGGTCCGAAGGTCCGTCAGCTTGGAACACTAGTAACGTTGTTTTGCTCAATGGCGCTTGCCAGTACTCCAAAAACAATATTGAAGTGATTCACAGTTCTGGCGTTTTTGATAACTTCGTGGTTGATAACGTCACGATGGGCAAGGCGGGGCTGAACAGTTTCCTATCTGACAAAGCCAACGTAAACAACATCACGATACGCAACGAGCACCTAGAGTCTCCAGGCTTTACTGGTGAGGGGAACCCGCTTGATGCAGCGGCCACGCACATTAAGATCGCAAAAGCGCTCAGCGTGCTAATTGAGAACAATAGCCAGCAGGACGCCCGCGTGTTCATCGACCTTGACAGTACGCCGGATGTAATGATCAATCTCGGCAAGTTCTTCGAGACAGGAAATTACGACCTGACCGGCAATAAGTTGTTGAAGGTTAGGACAGCGACTTCTGGGGTAAACATCCAGCTCAACGCGCCTAATATACGCACCGACCAGATCGATAACCTTTTGGATGCAGTTGAATCTGGAGGCTTCCTGATCTCTTTTGACACTCGCTGGAGACGCGCTGTTAGCGAATCCACCTGGAACTCCTTGATTCTTGCTCAGCCAAAGCTGTTCCAGAGCCAGATAATCAATAGGGTTGGGAGCGCAAACGCACCATTTGATCAGATGTATTCCGCAGATGGCTCAACTTTTGGCCGTATGATGTACTCGACGCAGTACAAAGGCGAGCGCACGACGATACCGGCGACAGTTGAAAACCAGGGTTCATTTTACATAAAGAAAAACACTGTGGTGCAAGGCACTGCTGGTTCGCAATACATAATCCTAGCCTGGATCACGACAGGTGGCGGCACATGGCATGAGATGCGCACCTTGACAGGGACTTAATAGCGCGCCGCTTCTCTTCACTTTATTAATCCGTAAAATACCGACAAAGCTTTAAAACCAGAGAGCCAAAATGACCAATACGTACAACACGCTAAACCCATTAGGCTCTACTTCAGCCAAAGACCTTTCGGATAATGCCTCTAATTTTGACGAGGGCATGAACTCGTTGTCGCCTAGTTTCTACGACCGGTTTAAGCGCCGCCGTGAGACTTGGGCCGGCATGGAGAAGATGGTTGCCGATTTCCTTGAGGCCATGGGGTTTGAGGCGACTCATCTGGTTTACGTGGATGGTTCGCCGCTGACTGTGTTGCGGCCTACTCAGTTGATTGATCGGGCTGGCTCTGTTTACAAGGTTAAGGCGCCGGCTGTATTCCCTGTGATGCTTACGGGGACTTGGGCGACTGATCAGAACTTGTTGGTTGACGTGGGCGATGCGTCGCTGCGAATGTCTCTAGCTGCATCTACTGGCGCAACTCTGGTTGGTTACGGCGGCAGTACTGTAGCGTCGACTCTGGATAGCCTGGTAGCAGGCGCCTTTGGGGTAAACGTAAAGAGTGCGGCGTTTGGAGCTGTAGGTGATGGCGTGGCTGATGATACTGCCGCGATCCAAGCTGCCTATGACTCACTGACTTCCGGTCAGGGCACGATCTATTTCCCGGCTGGGATCTACAACTACACCGCACTCAATTTTGACGGATCTCTCGGCCTGCACATTGTAGGCGAAGGGGCTATTGCTACGACGATTCTGCGATGCACTTCAACTCTAGCCACGGACGGTATCAAGTTCCGTAGCACGTTTGATTGCACGGCGTCGTTTATTACATTTGATCACTCGTCGGCGAGCTTTACGGGCTACCTAACCGACATGCGACACAAGCCGGTCGGAGGCATCGACACTC